CCGCCCCAAAGGCTACACGCCCAAAGCGCCCGGAGAATGCGTCGGCGTCGATACCATCGAAATTCATGGCAGCGGCCCCTGGCGCGGCATGCGCCGCTATGTGACCACCTTTACGGACATGCATAGTCGCTTCGCGCTGGCCGCTGCCATGCCCAGCAAGCACGCCAGGAACGCCACCAAGCTCTGGCATCTGGCAAAAGCCTGCTACCCCTTCAAGCCCCAGCGCGTGCTGTCAGTGTGAGGCGCTGCGCGACATAGGAGCAATTTGGCCTAAATTTGGTGTGGCGAAGCGAATTTTTCTCTTGTGGACAAGTTGAAGTGGATGGTGAGTTACCCACAGGGTGTGCTATCGGGTTGTCCACAAGCGTTAAACGGCGTGCACCGAGGCCGGTTTTTAACGGTTTTGGCTGTTGGTGGCGTATGTGGCAGGCGAGAGCCATAGCACTTCGGTTCTGGGCCGGGTGCTGGCGGCTGCGCGGCTTGGGTGTTCGATGCGGTGCCAGTCGTGGAGCATGCGGTCGTAGAGTTTTGACGGGTATCACGCCAGTACGACCATGCCTTTTAACGCTTGCAGTTGTTCAAGCAACGCGACGTGGTCGGCTTCGGTCATTTCATGGCGGTAGCCGTGTTTGGAGCGGGTGGTGGGTAGATAGGGCGGGTCTACGAAGAAGAGCGTGTCTGGTGCGTCCTGGACTTTGATGACCTCGGGTGCGGGCTGACACTCGATGACGACGCCTTGCAGTCGGCGCGATAGGGATAGCAGGCTGCGCGGGTAGTTGGCCCATTCGCTGGCCTTATTGCCGGAGCCGCTGCGGTGTTTGGCATTGGCGAAGGTGGTTTTGCGCAGGTTAAAGAGCGACTCGTGGTGAAACGACTGGTAGGCGCGCACGATGGCGCGCTGGGCGCGGATGATGGGGTCGGTGCTGGATTCAAACGCCAACGCAAATTCGCTGCGGCTGTAGGGTGTTCTACGTAGCCGCCGCATCAGTGCCTGACACTGGCCGGGGTCTTGGACGACGCGGAAGATGCCGACGATTTCTTCGTCGAGATCGTTGTAGACCTCAACACGGCTGCGTGGTTTGCGCAAGAGGATACTGGCTGCGCCGCCGAAGGGTTCGACGTAGACGCGGTGGGGTGGCAGGTTCGAGAGTATCCACGGGGCAATCGCCCATTTGCCGCCGAAGTAGCGCAGCAGTGCGCGGGTGGGTGTGGCAGGGGTTGATGCTTGGTGGTGTTTGGTTAGGGTTTTCATGGTCTGCAAAGGCTTTGAGATTTTGTTAGCCTTGCCCCGCCTGTCGATAGGTGGCGCGGCCCTGGCCGGTCTTGCAGGCTACGACTGCGGGAACGGGGCGTATGAACTATTTGCGTAGCACATACGTCGCCGCGTCTTTTTGGGATTCAGTTGTTTTCTACGTCGGGAAGAACGGGCCAATTAATTGCAGTCGGAAACCCTGACTGTTGCGGCACGTCCAGCAGCGCCTGCCGATAGGTAGCCAGTTCGGTTTGTTGCGCGGGTGTCAATTCGGCCCAGCGCAGTGGATTGCCGACGATGGCGTCAAGTTGTGCCAGGCGGGCATCGCGCTCGACGCGCATGGCGTCAGTCAGCATTTCTTCGGCGCTCGGGCCGTCGTAATCGGAGATGGAGCCGAACTCGCCAGCAACGGCACGGACGTAGAGGTCAGCACCCATTGCTTCGATGTCATCGGCGCTGGCCGTAAACGGTATCCAGCCCAGACTCAGGTGTTCAATGGTCAGGTTGATGGCTGCGCCGTCGGGCGTCGCGTATTGCGGGGTGTGGGCGTTCATCAGGCTATCCTTATAAAAAGGGCGGTAATGGTTCCAGACACTGTTTCTCCTCCCATGTTTCGCCAGGTGCCGGGAAGCGCAAGCGAGCTGCTTATCAGGTTTGGGTCAGCCCATGCGCCGTTGCCGAAACGCATGAGCACATGTCGCAGTTGCCCGCCAGCGATAGTGTTGCCGGGGGCGCAGGAGTATCCCGACACCGCGTGGGCGATGACCCAAGCTCCCACTGCCTGCGCCGCAGGGGAGGCAAGCCGGGCATAGGACAGCAATCCCGTTGTTTCGTTATTGATGTGCATGGGGCCGATAGCCGCCCGTGCCGCAGCTTGGTCATCGGCTGTCAGCAGCGCCTGTCCGGTTGGCGTTACATCGCCAATGCGTGAGAGCGGCAGTGTCCCAGCGGTGTCTTGGTCAATATCGGGTATCCAGTCGGTCGCTTTGGCACCGACCTCTGCGGCGGTGTGGGTGTGGCCAATGGGAGCATAGAGACCGTCGTAGTTTTGCGCGGCAATCATGTTGCCGATGGCGGTGTGCAGTTGGGTTTGGTCGTTTTCAGCTAGCGTCAACCCGGCAAGCTCGATCACATTGCAGATTTCGTCCTGCAAATCGTTCATCCATGTGGAGGTGACGAGGGTGCCGGGTTTGCGGGTGACGGGGTCGCCTGATGCGAATCTGCCGTCGGGCGTGTTGATGCGTTTCATGGTTGACTTTCCTCGTAGTCGAATACAGCGAAGGTGTGTGCGGGCTTTAAATCGTTAAACACGGCCTCGATGACGGGGTCGGCAAACGACATAAGCGCTTCATCGACGCAAGCCGCATCGACGTAAAACAGGTACGTGCGGGTGGTGCCACCGGCGATATGCACGTGCCAGACCCAGTGCACGTCTGCTTCGTACAGGGCATCGGCGTCTGTGCAACTGAAGTCAACGTAGAACGCGGTGAACTCGGTAATCGAAACGTCATAGCCCAGGCTGGCGGCGAGCTTGATGAACCAGGCAATCGACAGCCCGCCGGTTTCGCGCAGCTTGGCGAGCACCGCAGCCAGGCGCTGCGCGTAAGGACTGCCAGCTTCTGGCGTCAAACCACAGACGCGCTCCCAGTCGGGCAATAGCTCGACGGCGTGACCGGGCGAGACGGAATCGCGCACGTTTGCCACGGATGCGTCGGTGCGGTCTAGCGTTCTGCCTTCGGCGGCAAGTTCGGCAGCCAGGCGCGGCGCGTTGGGGTCATAGCTGACCGACGGCAAGAGCCGGGCGAGTAGCGATGCGTGGCTCATAGCATCGCCTCGACCGTGACTGTACCGAGGCGCAACCATTGCAGCGTATCGGCGTCAACGGTAGCTGCGACGTTGCCAACGGGGGCCACGATAACGCGGTCGGCCACTCCTGAAACATTCGATACCAGCGCCTCGGCCTGGCTCCGTATCCACGGTTCGCCGGGCGCGATGTCGGCGAACTGCGCGGTCAGTTGGCTTGTAATGTCCGCCTGTACGGCGTCCAGTGCAACACCGTGAATCGCAACGGCGATGTGCACATTCACGTTGACCACCTCGGGGGCCAGCACGACGCAGTGTTTGGCAGTCACGGGTCGCACGTCCTCGATGTGCTCGCGCACGGCGTTCAAGGTTTCCAGAGACGGCAGGCCGTCGCCGGATACCACGGCCACATCAACCGTTCCCAGGCCACGGCGCAGCGGGTAGACGAAGGCAGCAGTGACACCCGGCACTTCGAGCGCCCAGCGGCGATAGTCGTATTGGTTGCCGCCTGCGGGCGGGCGGCGGATGATGTCGAGCAAGCGCGCGAGCAACTCGGAATCGGTCTCGGTATCGACGCCACCTTGCATCGCGTGCAACCCGGCAGATACCACACCTGCGAGCGCGGGCTTGAACGTCGCGGCGGTGCCGTCCGGCGCATTGCCCGCACTGCCAGCGCTCACGGCGCGGGCGCGGATGCTCACGGTGCCGTCCGCGCCGATAGCACCGTCTTCGATGGTTTGATAGCGCTCTGCGCGCGCATCAACAGCGATAGCACCCTCGGCAATCAGTGTCGCAGGCGTACCGGCAACCGTTATGAATCCGCTGGCCGCAACCGCAGGGCGACGATTCAATCCTCGCACAGCGGCGTGGCGTTCCAGATATTCGGTATCGGCGGTGTCGGGGAAGATTTGTCTCGCAATCCACGCCTGATGCTGATACAGCCCCTCTACACATGAGGCCACCGAGGTCGCGCGCACATAAAAATCGCTGTCGGGTGCGACGTGCGCATCGGGCAACTGGTTCTTTATGTCGCGCAGCAGGTCGGCGCGGATGGCGGGCAATAACGGCGGCGTAAACGGCATCTCAAACCACCTTCACGGGATAGCTGTAGTGGTGCTCCTGGCCGCTCGCGTCGAGCACCCGGATATGCAGTTCGCAATGGCCCTGTTGGGGCGAGGTGGCCGTGACGGCAATCTCTCTGGCGCGACCGTCGGCAATCAACGGTTGCAACGCCTGCTCGGCGTACTGGCGGGCAAGCAGATACACGCGCGATAAATCTTTCTCGCGCGTCAATTCGTGCAGCCGGGAGCCGATACCCGGATCGGCCCACCAGCTTGCGTGCGGCGTCATCAAACGCAGATAAACCGCGTTGGCCAGCGTCGTTGTGCGTGAGTTGGCGTAATCAGCGGTGGCGGGATTGATGAGCGCGTCCATGGTGCCAATGATGCGCGAGCGAATCAGCGGCAATCCAGATGAAGCACTTCAGCAGGTTTTAGGAAACTTTTATTGCACCGGTTCGTCGCTCACGCCCAACGCAGGCACCGGGTGCACGTGGTGGCGCAGGCTGACCGTGTCGGCCATCACGTCTTCTGTGACGTGGATAGTGCCGGTAATCGTCGCGGCTGAAGAACCGCTGCCGCCGTTTTCGTTGGAAACCACTAACCCGCCTTGCCCCGTCAACTGATGTTTTACGATGGCTTGCTGGCTCGCGGTCAAGACCGGCGTATTGAAGTCGGCTTTGTCGCTGGCGTTGACTTCAAATTCGTTGCAGTTGGCCCGAAACACGTCGCAGTCGATTTCAATGACGCGCCCGCGCTTTAATACGATTTTTGCGCCTTCGTCGGTGTAGAGCGCAACTTCTCCCGTTTTTAACGCTTTCAAGCGATACGTCGCGTGTTCAGTCGCAATCACCACACCGTGCGAAGTACGGCCACCAAGCGGCACTACAACGCCCATGGTTCCCGCAGGCGGCACCGAGGTATAGCCGTAGTCCTGCATCAATTCGGCGTCGCGTAGTTGTTCGCCCGCCAACGCTTCACCACTGGCGGCCTGCACAGGCGATGTACTGTTGACGCTCCCGATGACCACGCGCACGGCCTGCCGGATGCTCGCCAACGCACGGCGGATGCGGCTGTCTATTTCTCGTATCACGGTTGCGTCCCGGGTCGTGTCCCCAACTCTTCGGGACTGAAGGCGTGGGTAGGCCGTACGCCGCGCTTTGCCACCCGCTCGGGCAGCCAGACCGCGTCTTCTCGCAGCGTCAAGGTCGTCTCCGATGGCGCACCACGTCCGCCCGTAAACGTTCTCGCCATCAAGAAATACACGGCATCAATACCGTGCGGCTCAGATACCACGTGGATTCTCTGGCCCGGCGTCCACAAGACGCCGTCGCCCGTGCGATGGCCGCGTACCTGCGCCGTTATCGTCAAGCCGTCCAATCGACCATCGGCCAGACATTTATGCGCTTGACGACTGACGGCGGAAACGTCCACCGCGTCGCCAGCGATGAGGATTTTTGGGCGATACAGCGGCACGTCCACATCGCGCACTTCGCTCTTTAACGCATGCTCGCCGGTCGCTAAAACGCTGCCGTGGGTTTGACCCAATACACAGATGTCCGAATACCGCCGCGCCATCGACTGACGCAACCGCAAGGACTTGACGTTGTTGCCTTGTCCATCGCGGCGCAGGATGAGGCTGGCGACCGGCGGCGCGTCGTAGTCCGGGCTGCCAACGATCAATGTGCCATCCGGCGCGCACCACGGCCACACGCCGTTGGCCTCGCACGCTTTGACCAGCGCATCCCAGGCCGTATCCCCGGGTTCGATGGCAACCTTTTCATGTACGGTTTTTATGTCCGCATCGATGCGGATGCGAGATATTCCCAACGGTTGCACGACCGTTTTGACAATGTCGGCCAACGTCACTTCACGCGCCACAAACACGGGAGCACTGCAATCAACCAGCAGTGCGGCCGCATCGCGACCGGCGATGGTCAACGTGTGAGCGCGGCCGGACACCGCGTGGTCGATGTCGTCAATAAATCCCGTCATGACGGTATCGGATCCGACCCGCACTTCAACACCCGCGCCCGCGTGCACAGCAGGCGGGAACTCGCCATCCGGCAACCCTAAACTCACCTGCCAGCCGCTGGCCGGAACCAGCAAATCGGACGCCACGGCATAGCGGCTCCAGGCGCTGTGCACCTTGCCCGCAATCAAGAGGTTTACACGGTCAACGCTGCCAGGCATGAAGCATCTCGCCGGGGTAAACGAAGTTGGGATGACGCAAGCCAGGATTCAAGCGCGCCAACTCTGCCGCGCGTAAATAATCTCCGTACCAGTGAAACGCCAGCAGATGCAGGTTTGTCGGCGCATCAACCGTGCGGCGCACCAGCGGCGGTCTCGCATCAATGACGGCAATGCCCGCTTCCTGCACGGCAAACGCCAAATCTTTTAACGGCTCCGTCACAGGGCGGGATACTTCGATAGGGTACGCCGTGCGGTGCAGGTCAATGGCGTCCTGAACGCCTGTGCGTACATCAGAGACGATGGTTTCGATTTCAGCAGGCGAGAGCGTTGGCGTGCGGATTTCAGTCGCCAGCACGGTGCAAGCCGTGTCGGCAAGCTCACACGCGACGGTGACGGCAATGACTGCTTCGACCAACGTTTTATCAACCGGTGCGAGCGCAAGCGTTGCCATAGGCGAGACTGGCGATTCAGCGCGAAACGTCGCTGGCAACGTGCCATCGACCAACCCCGCAGGCAAGCGCACGGCATCGTTAAACGCCGCAGCCAGACCTCCCCAATCGGGCATGAGAGAAGTGGCACTGAACGCGCGCAAATCGACCAGCCCGCGTACGCCCTCGGCAAGATCTGACGTAAACGCCCGCGGGAAGTCCAGCACGTCCAGCACGCGATTGATGGGTACTTTGGTCAGACCGTGCACCGCCGTCAAGACACGGTTCAACGTGGTTCGCAGGTTGTTGACGCGATTGGCAGTGCCGCGCGTGGCCGTCAGCGTTTGCACGCGCCGCGCAAACGCTTGAACACCCGCCGTGTATGCCGTGTCCGCAATGCTTCTCGCCTGCGCCATCTGCTGTTCGGGCAACTGCCGCACAAAGAACCCGGAGGCCGCAGTGCTCTGGCAAAACTGCACGCTCACCCGCGCGTAATCGGGTTGCTCCGCACCGTGCTCAATTCTCCAGTTTTCGACCTGCGCGCGCGGGATCGAACCAAACACCGGGTGCACCAGTTCGCCCGGGCCGGGCTGTTCGATCACGTTGATGAACGCTTGCAGGCGGGCCTCGTAATCTGGCCCCCAGAAGACGGCGGCTACCGAGATGTCCAGAGACGAGCGGCCCAAATCTTCCGTATCTTCGCCAGCAACGTACGGGTAAGCGTGGCGCTGCACGTCACGTTTTGCGGCATCGGCAATGGTCTCGCAGTCAAAGCGCACACCCCGAAACGACGCATCGAGTAATGTCTCTTGCCAGGCCATCAGTGTCTCCTGGCCTCGCGCGCATTGGCCTCGTTGACCGAGGCGACGATGTTGCCGTTTTCCACGTCCACGCTCACCTTCACATCCACTTCTACCGGCTGCTCGCGCATATAACGGATGGCATCGGCCAGGTCGGCTTGCGTCATCGGCGAGGCCGGTGTCGCCAGCGTCTGACGCATCAGCGCGACTGTGGGGTCTTCGGCTTCGGTTTCATCGGGCTTGCTGGCAAAGAAGAGATTGCCGAGCTTTTCGCCAAACCAGTCGCCAAAGAATCCACCCCCCAAACCACCCAACACCGCACCGATGGCCGTGCCAACACCCGGCATGACGGCGGTGCCCGCCAGCGCGCCACCATACGCGCCCGCCACACCTCCTCCCGTCTGCCCCGCCAGTTGTGCAGCCGCTATCGCTTTTTCTTCCCCACTGGCATCGCTCGTGGCGATGCGGTAGCCCTGATACGCCACTTCGGCTGCCACCGCCACCGGCGCGGCGCGCTTGAGTACGTTGCCAATTCCGGGAATACGCCCAGCCGACCGGCTGGCCGCCGTCGCGCTACCCACACCCAAACCCGCCGCGCCCTTGCCCGCCAACATTTTGATGCCGCCAAACACCAAAGCAGCAGCCGTCATCACCTTGATGGCGTCCGTTGCCGCCACCACAGCCGACGTTAAACCGGGATATTGGTTGGCGTAAGCAGAGAGTTTTCCGGCCACATCGCCTATCGTATCGGCCAAAGGTTCCAACGCACGCTGGCGACCTTCGTCCCAGGACTGTTTGGCATCGTTCATCCGCTCGCTGGCGGTCGCGCGCACTACGGCGCTACTGGCATCGATGACGCCTGCTCCCCGATTGGCGTAATCGACACGTGCAGACTTGATGGCTTCGCGCTGCTGCACGAACGCAGAGAACGCGAGCAGATCCTGCCTGCCGATGCCAACGTCGCGCAGCACCGTACTTTCCAGCATCGTTGACAATTCTTCGAGCGCCGACTGGTCGGTGTTACCCGCCAATTTTTGTTTGAGCGCCTGAAACTGGCTGTTGCCCGCCAAGCCGCCATCAAGCATCGCCGCAAACGTCTCCAACGGGTCTACGCCCGCCGCGACACCTTTGGCGAGCGTGCCTTGCAAATCGACGGCGCGACCGTCGATGCTTAACTTGTCGGCCACAGCCTGCGCCACCGCCGGGTTTTTAAGCGTGTTCAATAACGCTGCGTACGACTGCGCCGCTTCCTGCGGCATCGCGCTCGCCGCCGTGATGCCCGTCAAATTCGCCAGCGCCGCTTCCAGCCCGGCCACACCACTGATTCCAAAGTTGTCCCGCTGCGCCTGCAAGACGCGCGGCAGCACCGACACCATGTTCTCGATGCCAAACCCGCCCGTCTGACCCGCGTAGAGCATCTTTCCCAACGCATCGGCCATATTTTCCGGCGCGATGCCCTGCGCTTTTAACGCACCGATCAAGCCCGCCACCTCGCGGCCACCGTCACGCCCCGTCGCCAGACCGAATCGCTGCACCTGCGGCAACAACACAAACGCCTCGTCCCGTGTCAAGCCGCTGGTACTGAACAACTCGTTTAACGCATCGGCGGCGGATTCCCTCGTGCCACCCGCGCTTTGTACGGCACGACTGATAGCGGCTTTGATGTCAGCCTGACCGGCTTGACGCCCAGTCACATCCCGTCCGGCATACGCGGTGTTGGACATCACGGCGATTTGCCGGTCGTAGTCCATGACCTTCGAGAGCGGTTGACGCGCGACCATCGTCGCCGCCGCGACACCGCCCAGAATGGCACCGCTCGCCGCCATGAGGTTTTTAGCACCGCCGCCCGAGACACCGTTCAAACGCCGCATCTCGCCTTGCAAGCGGCGAATTTTTGTACTCGCCGCATCCGCCGCGCGCGAAAGCTCTTGACCGGACAACCTGCCCGATTGTTCCAGCCGTTTGTAGGCAACGGCGGTACGCACGATTTCACGCTGGAGAGACTTTTCGCTGCGGATACCTAGCTGCTCGCGCGATTGGTGCAGCCTCTGACTGTCGCGCAACGTGATGGCGTTGCCTTGACGAGAAGCACGCGCCGTCGCCGCAATCGTCCGCTGCTGACTCCTCCCGGACTGCCCCGTCGCCCGGTCTACCTCGGCAATCGCACGTTTGACTTCGCGCGACCCCAAATCCCGGGCAACGACCCGCAGCGCAACGTTCAAGTCAGTCATCGCCTATCCCTTGGGCGGCTTGCGGCGCAGGCTCTGGATGTGGGTCGTGCGCGTCTCGCCGTGTTGGCCAGGCGCAGGTTGTGCCGCACGGTTTAACGCCGCCAGCGCATCAATCCAGCCCGTAATCTCGGCTTGCGTCATCGCCAGCACGCTCGCCTCGCTCACGCCGTATTTCCCCAACAGCAATATCAGTTGCCGATAGGGGAGAAGCCTGCGAGCGAGTCGAGCAGCTTTTTTTTAACCCCCCCAGCGCATCGTTAATCACCTCGTACTCGACCGGCATCAGCCCATTGGCGAGCAGTTCGTACGTAATCGCCTCCTGCGGCACGTCTCCCAGCGTCTGCATGCAGCGCGCAAACATGACAACCTCGTGCTGCACCGACGACCCATCGGGGTATGCTTCAATGGCCGCAAGGTTGTCCGCCAGCGTCGGCAATCTCATCGTGAAATCACGGTGACGGCGGCCCTCATACAACAGCCCAAATGCCAGCCTGCCCGTAGCCAGTTCAAGGTTTTCGCTCATTCCTCAATCCTCCGAATCGCAAACAAAGAAACATCCCGCCGCGCCTCGTTCTCCACGCTGTACTCCTCGCCAATCTCGGTCGCCACGCAGTCCAGATAACTCACCCTTAACCCTCCCGGACTGGCCGGGAAGATGGTCAACTTCGCGCCCTCAATCCGCGCCCAGTCAAAGTCGCCTTCAAACGGAATCGCCACGCTCGCGCGCGGTTCGTACTCCTGGATGCCGCGCGCAAAACCGCCTACAAGCTGGCTGCGGTTCATCACCTTGACGGGTTTTTTGCCCGTGCGTACCGTGGTCGAGAGACTGACGACCTCGACCTCCAACCCGTCGATTTCGAGCACCATCGCGCCCGCGTATTCTTTCAGTGCCATGGGATTACTTCCTTACAGATAAAGGTCAGAGGTACAAGTCAATTCGACCGGCGAAGACGTGCAGCCCCGGCACCACCGGCGCGGGAATCGCCGCGTTCAATTGCCCCACCGATTGGCCGTCCACTTCGACCACCAACCGGTCTTTGAATTCGTCAATGCGGTGCAAAAATTCCAGCTCCTCGCACTTGGTCATGACATCGAGCAATTCGCTACGCACTTTGGGCGGTGTCTTCGCTGATAATTTTTCACGCGGGAAACGCAAGGCAATCCGCTCCCGGCACGCGCGGCGGAAGTAGTGAAGCGTGCGCATCGTCGTCAGGTCCAGGAGCGATTCATCATCCACGGCTTGCGCATCAACCAGATACGTCGTAATCGCCCGCACTATCTGCACCCGATTGCCCGGGCCGATTTCCAAAGGCGTGACACCGTTGTGCAACGCCACCTCCTGCTCGACGCGACCGGGGCGGTGTTCGACTGGCGTGACATCCAGCCCGGCAATGCTTAACGTGTTCAAGGGCCGCGCCGGGTCTTCCTCGCTCGCAATGACTGCCGCGTAACCCGCCGCGATTTCGTACGGCAACGACCGCGACTGGTTGTGCCAGGCCAGAGAAATCAACCCGGAATTGACGTCAGCGGCCCGCGTGGTCGCCGCTGCCAGCGTGCCCGTAAACCCAACCACGCCGACCGCATCGCGCTGTTCCAGCGGGTGGCCGACCGCTTCGAGTTGCGTGCGCAGCGCCGTCAGCGCTACCGGCGACTCAAAAGCAATCGCGTAAATCTCGTAACTGGCCCCGAATACGGCCGCAAACGCGGGTGTTAAATCCGGGTCGTTCAGGCCACCCGAGAGCGTAGCCGGGGCAGACACGCTCACCCCGTGCGCTTGTTGGACACGCGCGCGCAGTTTGATGGCGTTGCCCGCCTCTCCTTTATGACGCGCTGTGAGCGTGATGACGTTGCCCGCGACGCTGGCCGTTATCGGCAAGTCTGGATGTTTGACCAACTCATCGGCCAGCGCCTGC